ATGCCAAAAAGAAGTATGATCCCACCGCCCACGGATGAAGAAATTTTAACTCTAAACGATGTGCCGGTCCAGCTTGCCGCGAGGTATATTGGCTGGTCTTCCGTGACAATCACAAATGCATTAAAGCAAGAGCGCGCGCCGTTCGGCTTTGCCGCGCAAAATCCCAATACCGGATCCTGGACATACAACATCAGCCCGGGGGCGTTGGTGCGGTATAAGAGGGGTGATTTGCCCACGTACCGGCTAAACGAAGTAATTAATCTGGCGGCAGAAGGATTTGAGAAGGTAATAGACGCAAAGCTGTCTGCCTGTGCAAATGTTTTTGCCCCCGATCGTGGCAAGGCAGGAGGGGCCAGCGCATGAACTATGATCCACTTTCGCGCGGCCGCTATCACGGCAGGCGCTTTCTGCGGCGAATGACAGGGCATTACATAAAGCGGTTATTTGTAGGGGCGGTATCTCTGCTGGGCTGGGCGGTTGCTCTGGCCCTGGTTGTGGGATTTATATTTTGAATTGGAAGCCCTAGCCGATATCGCAGAGGAGGGAAATAACAGTGTGCGATCTTCCGGAGCTATGTCTTGACCCGCCAGAGATGGCTGGATATTGGGCATGGAGAAGTTTCAGAAACGAAGAGGCCGAATATGACAAGGCGGAGATAGAAATTTCGTTAATGAGGATGTGCGAGAATGAACAAATTGACGATTTATAAGCAAATGACTTCTAGCCCGAATAATTTATTGGGCGTGATGAAACAGGAAATTGGTGTAAAGTCCAACTGCTTGCCTTTTGCGGTAAAGGCTATGGAGGCGCTTAATTTGCTTGGATCAAAGTTGACAGAATCCGAGGCGCTTAACGCCGCCAACGTGTTTCTCGCAAATATGCAAACCCTCACGCAAGGCGGGATAACGGCTGAGGATTACGACAAGATAGATTTTGTCAAGCGCGGCAAAACGATAACCATATCGGCAAGGGTGGAGGCGTTTTTAAGGGCGGCGGCTCGAAAGGGATACAGGATTACCGAAACCATCGTTGCCGTTCCCAAGGATGATGGAAACACAACCTATTTCAAAGAGAATTTCTATAACGGCGAAATTGTGTACACCCTGGAGGATGGGAGAATCAATGGCGACCGAAAAATCACAGCCGAACGGCTTATATCAAACTACTTTGACAAGTACCTGTGCCGCCTTGAAGTCGCGGACATTAAGCAAAATAAGCGACTTATAATGACCGTATGCGAAATGTCGAACGAGGATGTTCTGAGTGCTTCGATGGCAAGTGAGAGCGGAATTTATAAAACCAGATGGGAAAAGTACAGGGATAATTGGGGCAATGAGAAAAACCGAAAAGTTATTATGGAAGAATTGAATACAGGATCTATCTGGAATGTATGGACTTCTGAAATGGTTGCGAAAACGGTAATTCGCAGGGCCTTAAAGCGGGTACGCGAAGTGCTTCCAGAACTCAAAGATACCATTTATGCGTTCGATAGCGAACCCGTCACGCAGGATATTCCGACAGGGCCGGTTATAGAAATTCCGCTTGAAGTAGTGAATGTGGATCTTGATAATCTCACAGAATCACAAAAAAATGAAGCGCGGGAAATCCAAGAGTTATGGAAAGCAAATCCTAAACTGGCAATTGATACGGCCAATGAGATCATGGCGATGTTCAACGGGGAAAACACGCAAGATGTAATCAATATTTACTATGCGAGTATTGTCAATATCAAAGTCCGAAAAACTCTTTATCCGATAATCCAGTCGATGTTTGAAACGCCGGAGGAACTTTCCGGAGACCGAGATGATTACTTTGTATGCGAGATTTGCGGCAAGGAAATCACAAGCGCAAAATCGAAAGCTTATTACGCTGAGCATCCAGATCGCGTTGTTAAGTGCTTTGACTGCAACAAGAAGTGAGGGATGAAAGATGAAAACAAATAGGATTTACCGTGCATTTTTCAATATGATGCTGACAGAAAGCATGAGTGTCAGGCGATATGATTTGGACGAAAATTTTATCGCGCTTACAGATGGGTACCGTGCATATAAAATTTTGAAATCGGATTGCCCCCTTAATCTTTCAAGAATTATAGATTTGAGTGACAGAGAGACGCCAAAGCTGGAATTGTCGGAAAAACATAAAAAACTTGCCCGCACAAATGAGTTGTTCGATTATGGATATAGAGGAAAGCATGGATTTGTCAGAAAGTACCACTGCGATGACTTTGATGTTTGGGTGAATGACGGTTATGTTGAGTTTTTTGAAAATCCCACATTTTATGGCACTGGCGAAACGGCGGCAGTTATGGTTTGCGAGAGAAATGACACGGTACAGGGCATTGTTCTTCCTGTGAGGAAAGGACGATGAACAAAACCAGATTGAAACAAGGAACTCTGGCATGGGAAAACGCCAGGGAAACCCGAATCGGCAGCAGCGAAGTATTTGATATTGTGCGCTACTATTCCTCTGATGATGAGCTCCAAAACTGCGGCATCAACGCCGAGGATTTAAGAGCGGAAAAACCATATACCACCGCATGGGCATTATATCATAAAATGCAAAATGACGGAATTTATCAGCGTCAGAGCCTCCCTCCAGAGCTTGCGGAATACGGTCACGCAGTTGAGCCTTATGGACTTTCTGTACTGCAAGCCGGGCGCAAGGCAAAGCTCAAAGCCGGCGAAGTATATGTCTCTGGCAAGCTTATTGCAAGCCTTGATATCAGCGGAATAAGTGAAGAGATAGATGAACGCCCATTTGATTATGGCAGCGGTATGGTGGGTATCGGGAGACATTTTGTCTGTGAACAAAAATCAATCATGCCTCAGGTTCTTAAAAAAGGATTTCCTATAAAATACATCATACAGGCGCAATACCAAATCGCCATGACAAAAGCGGACTTTTATATTTTACAGATCATGAAGCTTGAAGAAGATACAATTTTTGAGCGTGGCAAAATTACGCAAATGTCAAATAGCAAAAAGAAGCTATACCTCCAAGGAAAAATGACGGTCACACATTTATATTTCCAAAACAACGAATCTCTCGCGATGCTGATCAAGGTGTGCCTTGAACGATTCTTTGCGGATGTTGATAATCACCGTGAACCAACGCCATTCATCGAACATGATAACCAGCGCAATATTATTGACAGCATACGGATCAATACATTTTACAACAAGAATTTGACCCTTGATTTTGAACTTTCGGAATACATGAGGGCCAAAGAGGAAAGCGAAATTGCGGAGGCCAGGAGAAAGGCTGTATTGCAAGGCATAATCGAAACGGCAAAAAAATACAACGCAAGTCAATTTCTTTCATTGGACGGCACAAGGGCTAGTTTTTCAGCAAGCGGAGCCTTTTTGATTAAGCCGCCAAAGGAGTAGCCTATGGAAAAATTTAAGCTTTATCCCTATCAAGAAAATGCTGTCCAAAACGCCGTTACTATGTTATATGAACGTGGAAATTCGCTCATAGTGGCAGGGACAGGGGCGGGAAAAACAATCATGATGGCGGCGGCAATAGGACGGTTCCTCAATGGATTTTACGCCATTAATAAACGAAAACCCCATGTCCTCGTACTTGTTCACAGAACGGAAATCCACGGACAGAATCACGAAAAGTTTTCTCGCGTGTGTCCTGAAATTCCGACAAGCGAAGTTGCCGCAAGCAGAAAAAGCTTACATGGAAATGTTCATTTTGGAATGGTGCAAACGGTTGTCGGCTTGCTGGATGAATTTGAGCTGGCAGGAAGCTTCTTCGATCTGATCGTCATTGATGAAGCCCACCACGCCAAAGCCTCCACCTATGAAGCGATCATAGAATGGAACTTCAAAGGAAAGCCGAACGCGGCCCTGCTTGGCGTAACAGCAACGCCGAACAGAGGAGACAAATTACCTCTCATTCACTTGTTTGATAATTTCTGCCAAATTACAACCAAATTCTTAATTGACAGTCATTATCTTGTGCGCCCGCGCTTTGTTGATCTAAGCCCAGTATTCGCTACGGACAAAGGCGCGGAAAAGGGGCGTTTATCCAAGAACTGCAAAATGGATATGCAGGGCAAAACTCTGCTATCCCGGTTGTGTGACGATTACTTGCGTGAAAAGGAACCAGGCAAGTCAATCATATTCACGCCATCGCATGAGTTTTGTATGGCACTTTATGACATTTTGAAAGCCAATGGAAGAAATCCGGCGTACCTATCATTAGGGCTTGATGATATTACTCGAAAAAGAGAACTAGAGCGGTTTGAGAGCGGCAATGCCGAGGATCTTATAAATGTCGATATCTGCACAGAGGGCTACGACTATCCCGCGCTGCGCAACGTGGTAGATTTTGACACCAATGGAACGCACGGGCAATGGGTGCAAAAAGTAGGGCGCGCACTTCGCACGGCAGACGGAAAGACTTCCTGCTCCGTACTTGATTTCGGGGGAAATGTTGAACTATATCCGGAGGGCGTAGAAACAGACGTTGACCTTGATGGTGTTGTCAAAAAGCTCAAAGGCGAGAAACTCACCGAGGAAGATTTATTCCAGACGGAATCGCAGATAAAAGGAACGTCTGGTTATGAGTTGGGGGCAACGGTAGAGCACACTCCATACCATCCCCCAAAAGGGTTCGAAACCGTCAATGACGATGATTTTGGCATTGTGTTTGTGGCTTGTGGCGATAAGCGAGATTGCATCATCGTGGGAAGCGAAAGAGATTTCAAGGTACATATGGGAGACAAAACAAGCATTAAACAGGTCGCATATGGTTCATTCAGCGAGTGTGTAGAAGAAGGCTTGTTATGGTTAGGCGAGCAGCCGACACTGCAAGAGCGCCCGATCAGCAATATGCAAATACGGCTCCTTGCCCCTAAATATCCAACAACGGCACTATCGTGGTACGGTGCAAATTGTACCATCTGCTGGAAAACATGGAAAGCGGTGATTTCTGGTGGCTAAAAAGATAGGCGCATGCCATTGCACGTTTGGCGGTTTACGGCAGGACTTCACAACCGGCGATATGGAAATGGTCTTCAAAATACATAAGGATTCCAGACAGAGGGCCAAGAAAATCTCCGATGCCGCAAGGGAGCTTGACTTGACGATATCCATTGAAAAATACGCCGAGAAACGGAGCCTTGACGCAAACTCATACTTTTGGTTATTGGCCGGAAAGCTTGCCCCGCTGATAAATACCACGAAAGAAGAAATCTATCGGGAATACATCAAGGGGATTGGAGACAATTTCGAGATCGTGCCTGTTCGGCTGGAGGCCCGCGACAAATGGATTCGCAATTGGGAATCAAATGGTATCGGCTGGGTGTGCGAAGATTTGGGAACCAGCGATTCTGATGGATATACAAATGTTATTTGTTATTTTGGCTCTAGCACTTATGACGCGCATCAAATGTACCAGTTAATCCAACTTATTATTTTTGATTGTGAGGAACAAGGAATCGAAACCGCAACGCCGGACGAACTAGCCAGAATAAAGGGGCTGTGGGATTGTGGATAGTATTTTGCAGGATGTTCGAGAATGCTATATCACAGGCGATACCGAATGGTTGCATAAGCATCATTGCTATTTCGGGAATCCTTTGCGGAAAATCAGTGAAGAGAATGGTTTGTGGGTATGGCTTCGGTGGGATTGGCATAATGGCTCCGAATATGGCGTCCATTTTAGCCGCGGCTTGGACTTAAAACTGAAACGAGAGGCGCAAGAGGCTTATGAGTTAACCCACACGCACGAAGATTTTATGCGCTTAATAGGGAGAAATTATTTATAAGGGGCAAATTTATGCTTAATGAAATAATCATCGAGGGAGGTGTTCCCGTTCGTTGAACGCGATGATAATTAAGACAGTGAGGCTGGCGGCGGATCAGGTGTACCTTGGAAACTCTAGGCGGGGAAGGTGGCGCTGAGCCCCAGGGGGCGGAGAGCTTCCTTTTTGAGGAGGGCTTTTATTGGCAAAAGCGTATATTAAGCTTTACTTCGACCTGTTGGATGCGTTGGAGCCATTCGGTGACGCGGAGCGCGGGCGCTTACTCACGGCTTTGCTGGTATACGGCAAAACGGGCGTAGCGCCGGAGCTTGGCGGGAACGAGCGGTTTCTATTCCCGATGCTTCGGGCGCAGATAGGCAGGGACGAAATAAGCTATCAGGAACAATGCGAGATCAATGAAAAGAACGGGAAAAAGGGCGGTGCGCCAAAGGGAAACCGCAATGCGGAAAAAAACAACCGAAAACAACCGAAACAACCGAAAACAAGCCAAGAAGAAGACAAAGACAAAGAAGCTAAGACCCTCCTAAATCCCCCCGAGGAGGGCACGCCTATAGACCAGTCTGAACTTTCTGACGCTGTGAAAACAAAGTTGTGTGACTGGTTGGCCTACAAGGACGAAAAGCGTCAGGCTTATAAACCAACGGGCCTCAAATCGTTGATTACTCAAATCTCCAACAACTGCGATAAATACGGGGATCAGGCGGTTATTGACTGCATTGACTTAGCTATGGGGAACAACTGGCAGGGGATCGTATGGGATCAATGTTCCCGCAAACGAGAGCATAGCAGTTCAAAGACAAACGGACAAGGACGAGAGAGTTTTGTAGATATTGTCGCCCGGATGCAGAAAGAAGGAAAAACATGACTATTCAGGAAACAGCAGAGATTATGGATATTCTGACCATTGCTTATCCTCAGTTCTACAACGGGAGAAATGCGCCAGACCCTGAAAAATCATTGGCATTATGGGCCTCTATGTTTCGGGAAGATGGTGTTGTGCTGGTTGTAGCGGCGGTCAAGGCTCTAATTGTATCGGAACAGTCTAATTTTCCCCCTAGCATTGGTGCGGTGAAGGCAAAAATACGGCAGATCACCACTCCGAAAGAATTGACAGAGGGTGAGGCATGGGCATTGGTGGCGAGAGCGGTTCGGCGGCTTGATTGGCTAAACCCCGGGAAAGCGTTTTTATCATTGCCGGAAGACATAAGGCAATGTGTTCATGATCCATCCGTGCTGGTGGAATGGGGAAAAGCAGAAGAATCCTCCCTTTCAACAGTGATTGCATCAAACTTTCAACGCACTTATCGAGCGAAAAAGGCCGCGAATCGGGAATATGAAGCGCTCCCCCCCGATATAAAAACGATGATTGACGGCATGACAGAGAAAATTGGGTTGGAGGCTACAAATGAACAGTAAACAAAAAGGAAAAACGGGGGAGCTGGAATTTGCCCGCCTATGCCGTGAACGAGGCTATGACGGCCGGCGCACTGCTCAATATTGCGGAAATACAGGAGATGCGGCGGACGTTGTGGGATTGCCAGGTATCCATGCGGAGATAAAGCGCGTAGAGAGACTGAATCTGGAAGATGCTATGACGCAAGCAACGCATGACGCACAGAAAGGTAAGCTTCCGGTTGTCTTTCATCGCCGAAACAGGGGAAGATGGAGAGCTACGATGGACATTGATGTGTTTTTTGACCTGTACAGGGCTTGGAAGGAGGAATAATTTTTATGAGCGTTAGACGGAAAACAGAAAACCGGCTGAATCTGATCCGCACATGCGGAACTTGCGACCGTGTATTCCCGACCACCGCCTCTAGCCCATGGATCAGGCAGGTTCCACGCGATGGGAAAAAGCAGGCAACTACATATTTTTGCTCTGGAAGCTGCAAGCGGGCCAGTTACAAGCATTTGTTTGACGGGAAAGCGGAGGAACGAAAAAAACAGCGGGAAGCCGGTAGGGACATCAGCACGAAGAACAGCCGTTATTACGCCGCCCACGCAGAGCAGGAACGAGCCAGGGCGCGGATGAAGTATTGGAGCAACCCCGAGGCGGCAAGGGCTGATCTGGTTTATTCACGATGCAAGCGTAAGGCGCTGGAACTGGAGGTGCAGGCGGGATGACCTATCTTGAATTTCTTCGCAGCAAGATACAGGTGGCGCCAATATCCGGCTTTGAAATCTCCCCGTCCGAATTGCACCCAGCCCTGAAACCACATCAGCGGGATGCAGTTGTATGGGCACTGCGGGGCGGGAGAAGGGCCCTGTTTGAGAGCTTCGGCCTAGGCAAGACCATCCAGGAGTTGGAGTGGTGTAGGCAGGTCATCCGGCACGAGGGCTGCGGAAAGGCACTCGTTGTCCTTCCGCTTGGCGTTCGGCAGGAGTTTGTCCGGGACGCAATGCAGCTGCTGGACATGCCTGCCCCGGTCTATATTACCGCCCGAAAATATATTGCCGCGTCCGGCGATGGGTCTATCCTGATGACCAACTATGAACGGGTGCGGGATGGGGATATTGACCCAAGGGAATTTGTTGCCACCTCTCTAGATGAGGCATCTGTGCTGCGGTCATATGGCAGCAAGACCTTTCAGACATTCCTGGGGCTGTTCCGGGGTGTGCGGTATAAGCTGGTCAGCACGGCCACGCCATCCCCCAACCGCTACAAAGAACTCATTCATTACGCCGGATACCTGGAGGTTATGGACACGGGGCAGGCGCTCACCCGCTTCTTCCAGAGGGACAGCACAAAGGCAAACAACCTGACGCTGTATCCCCATAAGGAGGATGAATTCTGGCTGTGGGTATCCAGCTGGGCACTGTTCATTGATAGGCCATCCGACCTTGGTTATGATGACGCCGGATATGACTTGCCGCCGCTGGATGTCCGGACGCACGTGATCCGGAAGGGTTACAGCGGGGTGCAGGATAAAAACGGCCAGGTGAAGCTGATGAATGACGCCGCGGCATCACTCCAGGAGGCCGCCCGGGAAAAACGGGAGAGCATCGCCCTGAGGGTGGCAAGGGCAAAAGAACTTGTGGACAGCGACCCGGATGCCAACTTCATCCTGTGGCACGATCTGGAGGCGGAGCGGCACGCGCTGAAGGCGGCCATCCCTGGGCTGGTAGATATCTATGGATCTATGGACTACGATGATCGGGAGCGGCGGGTCATCGACTTCTCAGAAGGACGTACCCGCCTGTTTGCCACAAAGAAAAGCCTGTCAGGTTCCGGCTGCAACTTTCAGCGACACTGCCACCGGGCTGTCTTTGTCGGAATCGATTATGAATTCAATGACTTTCTTCAAGCGATTCACCGCATATACAGATTCCTTCAATGGGAGCAGGTCATCATCGACATCATCTATACTGAGGCGGAGGAACCGGTGCTCCGCACTCTGATGGAGAAGTGGCGGCAGCATAATCATCTGAGGGAAAAGATGCGGGGACTTGTCAAAAAATACGGTCTGTCCGGACAGGTACAGCTGGAACGGATGGCCCGCAGTATAGGAGCTGAGCGCGTGGAAGTGAAAGGAAGAAATTTTATAGCGGTCAATCATGATTGCGTAGAAGAAACGGCTGGAATGGCCAACAATAGCGTGGACCTAATCCACACCTCTATCCCGTTTTCCAATCACTATGAATATACCCCCAGTTACAATGACTTTGGCCACAACGAGGATACGGCCCGCTTCTTTGAACAGATGGACTATCTAACCCCCCAGCTGCTCCGAATTCTGAAGCCTGGGCGGGTGGCGGCCATCCATGTCAAGGATCGGGTGCTGTTTGGCAGTGTGACTGGGTACGGCATGCCATCAATGGAGCCCTTCCATGCCGACTGTATCGCCCACTACACCAAGCATGGCTTTGTCTATTTTGGGATGATAACGGTTGTGACTGATGTGGTGCGGGAGAACAACCAGACATATCGCCTTGGGTATTCTGAGATGTGCAAAGACGGGACCAAGATGGGCGTTGGTTGCCCGGAGTATATCCTGCTGTTTCGCAAACTGCCGAGCGACCGTTCCAAAGCCTATGCAGATGAGCGTGTCGGGAAAGATAAGCGGGAATACCATCTGTCTCAATGGCAGCTTGATGCACACGCATTCTGGCAGTCCAGCGGCGAGCGCCTGTTAAAGCCGGAGGAGCTGGCGCGGTTGCCCATGGGGGAGCGGATGCGCCGTTTTAAGAGCTTTGCCAGCGGTGTGGTATACGACTACAGCGGCCATATCGCACTGTCTGAGCAAATGGAGGATATGGAAGCCATATCCAAAGAGTTTATGACGCTTCCACCGGTGTCTCATAGTCCGGATGTGTGGGACGATGTGAACCGGATGCGCACACTCAACACTGCCCAAAGCCAGAGTCGCAGGCAAATGCATGTATGTCCGCTTCAGTTGGATATCGTGGAACGAATTATCGGAAGATACTCCAACGCCGGAGACCTGGTGCTGGATCCGTTTGGTGGGCTTGGTACCGTGGCTCTGGTTGCCCTGCGTCTTGGGCGGCAGGCATACAGCATTGAGTTGAATCCTGACTATTTCGCGGACGCGGTGAGTTACCTGAGGGCGGAGGAGGCTAAGGATGAGGGGCCAACGCTCTTTGAATTGGTGAAAGCGGAGGCGGGAGCATGAATCACTGCACTCAGGTTGAAGTTACTCTGAACCTGTTGGGAGGTGGTCAAAGGTGATCCGGGCACAATCAAGCCTTTTGGATGAAATGATCGTGGACAATTTCGCGGGAGGCGGTGACAATGATGCAGGGTGAGGGTAGCATGAGCAACTGTGGGGCAACTTCATCGCCGCTATGAACCCGAGCACTGATAGGAGGGATTGAAATGGACTGGAAACGAGAGGCCGCCGACAAACTGCGGGTATACCAGGCCCGTAAAGACAGCCTAGCCAGCATAGCCGAGGAAATCAAGCGCTTGGCCGATGAGGCCACAAGCATCCGCAGCGCCACCACTGACGGCACCCCCGTGAGTGGCGGGAGCAGCACCAGAGAGGACCGGCTGGTGAACAGCATAGCCAAGAGGCAGGAGCTACAGCTAACATACAAAATCACCAGATCACTGGTGAAGCAGGTGGACACCGCCCTGGCGGCGCTGGATGAGGAGGAGCAGCTGGTGCTTGACCGCTTCTACATCCACCGGGCAAAGGGAAATGTGCAGCGGCTTTGTGATGAGTTGTGCGTGGAGCAATCAAGCGCATACCGCCGGAGAGACAGCGCCCTGCGCCATTTTACCATAGCCCTGTACGGCATGGTGGAGGTCTAAAAGATGGAAAAAAAACGGGAAGATTTTTTATAATTTCCGTGGTACTATGGTAATAGCGATTTTTAGCCCCGCCAGGCATACTGGCGGGGTTTTTCTGTGAGGTGGTGATTGTGGCAAAGCATCTTTTAGACAAACAGCGCAAAAAAGTCATTGCGGACTATGTGGCCACAGGCACCTACACCGAAGCTGCACGGCTCAATGGCATTAGCAATAACACGGTTAAGCGCATCGTGCAATCAGAGAAAGAAACGGCAGAAAAAGTCAGACATAAAAAAGAGCAGAATACCGTGGAGATGTTGGACGCTCTTGGTGAGCAGACACCCAAGGTATTAGCTTTCATAGATGAGAGCCTGGACCGTTTGCGTGAGGCGCTACCCTACGCCAAGAATGTCCGGGACATTGCTACAGCTGTGGGCATCATGATAGATAAATACACAGCCATAGCGCCCAAGAACAAGGACGCAGACGGCCCCTTTATAATGCCTGCTGCCGTAATAGCCCCGGCTTTCCAGTCCGTTTTTCTGGCACTGGTTGACGAGCTGTACACAGAATACGAGCTGGCGGGTGGGCGTGGCGCTACAAAGTCCACTTTTGTGGCGCTGGTCATTGTCTGGCTGATGAAGAATAACAAGGACTTCCATGCCGTTTGTATTCGCAAGGTGGGCAATACCCTCCGCGATAGCGTCTATGCACAAATAATCTGGGCTATTGCGGTGCTGGGTTTGGACGCTGATTTTGACAGCACCGTATCCCCCATGGAGGTCACGCTGACAGCCACGGGGCAAAAAATCTATTTCCGGGGCGCAGATGACCCTGGCAAACTAAAATCCATCACCCCACCCTTTGGTTATGTGGCCATTCTATGGTTTGAGGAGCTGGACCAGTTTGCCGGTGACAATGAGGTGCGTAACATCCGGCAGTCCGTTATCCGTGGCGGTGAGAAAGCCTTTGTATTTAAGTCTTACAACCAGCCTAAATCAATAAATAACTGGGTAAACACTGCCCGCAGAATACCAAAGCCTGGGCGGCTGGTGCATGAGAGCACCTATCTGGGACCCCAGAGCTGTGTGCAGGCCAGCATATACGACTTCGCAGTACCACGGAAGTGGTTGGGGCAGCCGTTTCTTGATGAAGCGGACTATTTGAAGAAAATCAACCCGGACGCCTATGAGCATGAATACCTGGGTGTGCCAAATGGGTCCGGCGGTCTCGTGTTTGAAAACGTGGTGCTCCGTGAAGTCACCGCCGAGGAGCGCGAGGCATTTGACCGCCGCTACAAGGGCGTGGACTGGGGCTACTACCCGGACCCCTGGGCCTTTAATGAAATGCACTATGACGCTGCCCGGCGGACGCTCTATATATTTGGCGAGCTGACCCGCTACAAGAGCAGCAACCAAAAGACGGCGGAGGCACTGCGGGAGTACGGCGTGGAGGATGATGAGCTGATAACCGCAGACAGCGCCGAGACCAAGAGCGTGCAGGACTACAAAGACTATGGCCTGTTTTGCAAGGGCGCCATAAAAGGCCCCGGCAGCGTGGATTATTCCATGAAGTGGCTGCAAGGCCTCACGCAGATAGTCATTGACCCCGTGACCTGCCCCGACACAGCAAAGGAGTTTACTGGCTGCGAGTATGAGCGCACCAAGGACGGCGAGGTGATGAGCGGCTACCCTGACCGTGATAACCACCACATTGACGCCGTGCGCTATGCTATGGAAACCGTCTGGAAACGGAGGGGGCAGTGACATGAGGCTACAAGCTATTACTACCTGGGTTAAAGGGGTGATTTACAAGATGCTGCACATAAATGACGCCAAGCGGGTGCTGGGCACGGACGTGGCCATAAGCTCCGCCATGCAAACAGAGATTGACCTGTGGGCGCAGATGTTCCAAGAAAAAGCCCCCTGGCTGAATGATACCACCCAGAGCCTGGGACTACCTGCTGCCATTGCCGGGGAGCTTGCCCGCCTTGCTACTGTGGAAATGGAGAGCAGCGTGACCGGCAGCGCCAGAGCTACCTACCTGGACGCCGAGCTGGAGCCGGTGCGGGATATTATGCGCACCAACGTGGAGGTGGCCGCAGCTGGCGGCGGCTTGGTGTTCAAGCCGTATTTGGACGGTGACCACATAGCCGTGGACTGCGTCCCGGCCTGGCGTTTCTTTCCCACGGCTTTCAACAGCCGGGGCGAGGTCACCGGGGCGGTGTTCGTGGAACAGGTGCAGCGCGGCAAAGCCTTTTACACCCGCATGGAGCACCACCAGCTGACCAATGAGGCCTATACAATCCGCAATCTCGCCTTTAAGTCATTTGACAAGAGCAGCTTGGGCGGCGCTGTGTCGCTGTCCGCTGTGGATGAATGGGCAGAGCTGGAGCCGGAGCTGATAATCAAGTACAGTGACGGCACAGCGCCGGACCGTGTACTGTTTGCGTATTTCAAAATGCCCTTTGCCAATACGGTGGATTTAGCGTCACCGCTGGGCGTTTCCGCATACAGCCGTGCTGTGGGCATCATCAAGGAGGCTGACAAGCAATACAGCCGTATCCTGTGGGAATATGAGGGCAGCGAGCTGGCCGTGGACGCCAGTCAGGGGGCGCTAAAGCTCGACAGGCCCAAAGGTGCCCCGGTCATTACCATGCCGGAGCGTAAAAAGCGACTTTTCCGTGAGCTTGGTATTGACCAAGGCAGTGGTGGAGACCTCTACAAGGTATTCAGCCCGGAAATCCGGGACAGCTCACTGTTTAACGGTCTTGACCGGCTGCTAAAGCGCATTGAGTTTAATTGCTATCTGTCCTATGGCACCCTGTCTGACCCCATGAGTGTGGAAAAGACCGCCGAAGAGATACGCACTAGCAAACAGCGCAGCTATACCGCCGTCAATGACATCCAGAAAGCGCTCCAGACGGCTCTGGAGCACCTTGTCTGGTGTATGGACCTTTACGCTTCCCTGTACAATCTGGCGCCCCGTGGCTCGTATAAGACGGGCTTTACTTGGGGGGACGGCATCCTGGAGGACATTGACAAGGAGTATATGAGGCGCAAGGCGCTGGTGGATGATGGACTGCTCAAGCCGGAGAAGTTTATGGCCTGGTACCTGGGCATCACCGAGGAGGAGGCGCTGCGGGACTACATCCCTCCAAAGCAGTCCCGGCCCATGTTCCCGGCTGACGGGGTGTAATGTGTGCTGACGCCTGAATACCTGACCGCTGTGCCTGACCGCCTGGTTGACCTCTATGCCCAGGTAGAGGCGGACATCCTGGCAGATATGGCCAGCCGCATCAATGGCTATGATATGTTTATCCCGGCAGCGCAGCACCAGCTGCAAATGCTGGAGGAAATGGGCTGCCTGCGCGAGGACATTGTGCGCAAGCTCCAGCAGGTCACAGGAAAATCCCATGCGGAGCTGTCTGCCATTATGCAAGAGGCTGGTGTGGAGACGCTGCGGGTGGATGACGCTATATACAGAGCAGCGGGGTTGACCCCGTCACCGCTCACTGCGTCCCGCACCATGCAGCAGATACTCCAGACGGGGCTACAAAAGACCGGCGGCCTGTTTGACAACCTGACCAAGACCACAGCTGCAACGGCTACCCGGCAATTTGAGAGGGCACTGGACCGTGCCTATATGCAGATTACCAGCGGCGCATTTTCGCCGGATGTGGCCATAAAAAACGCCATCAAAGACCTCTGTGGTCAAGGCGTCACGGTCATTGAGTACCCCAGCGGTCACCGGGACACCATGGAGGTGGCTGTGCGCCGGGCTACGGTCACAGGCGTCAATCAGACAGCGCTGGCCATGCAGGAGGCCCGTGCAGATGAAATGGGCTGCGACCTGGTTGAGGTGACCGCCCACGCCGGCGCCCGTCCCTCTCATGCGGAATGGCAAGGGAAAATATACAGCCGGTCAGGCAGGTCAAGGGAATACCGGGACTTTGTTTCTGTCACCGGCTATGGCACTGGCGCGGGGCTTGGCGGCTGGAATTGTAGCCACTCTTTCAAGCCCTACTTTGAGGGTATGCCCCGCACCTACTCCAAGGAACTGCTACAGGAATACAATTCCACACCCTACGAGTACAACGGGGTGAGCATGACCGAATATGACGCCTTGCAGCGGCAGCGAGAAATTGAGCGCAATATACGCCGCTGGAAGCGTGAGCAAAGCACGCTTTCCGCCATAGGAGCAGATACCTCCCAAGCCAATGGGTGCCTGCGGTGGTGGAATGAAACCCGCAATGATTTTCTGGAGCAGACCGGACTAAAACGGCAGGCCACCAGGGAGTTTGTTGCTACATCACGGTAACAGAGCAGGGCCGCAGGCTCTGCTTTTTGTTATACAAAATTACCCTACCTTGCCGGGACATAAATGCAAGGACGCCCACACCCGCAGAGCGGCTGCGGCTTTATAAATTAAACCAATTTACTGGGCGGGAAAGGAACACATGGACTTTTTGAAAGACGTATTTGGCACCGAGGCACTGACCTATGACCAGCTGGCCGAAAAGCTGAAAGACAATAAGGACATCAAGGTGGGCAATTTGGCCACCGGCGCGTATGTCAGCAAGGAGAAGCACACCGCGCTGGAGACAGAGCGGGACGGCCTCAAGACCCAGCTGGACGATGCTGCCGAGGAAATCAAGTCCTATAAGGACCTGGACGTGGACGGCATCAAAAAGGCTGCGGCGGACTGGGAAACCAAGTACAACACGGACACCAAGACCCTCAAAGACCAGCTGGCGGCGCAGGGCTACGAGTTTGCCGTGCAGCAGGCCGTCAGTGACATCAAGTTTAGCAGTGAGAGCGCAAAAAAGGCTTTCATTGCAGACCTGACCGCTAAAAAGCTGCCAATGCAGGAAAACAAGCTGCTGGGGCTGGGTGACTTCCGCAAGGAATACGAGACCAGCGACCCCGGCGCATTTATTACTGACGATGGCAGCAAGAACCCCGTGGCCACTAAGGGCGGCACCGGGGGCAATCTGTCCACCGAGAGCACTGACGCTCTACGCGCGGCCATGGGCCTCCCGCCCGCAAAATCTGAATAATAAGGAGATAAATTATTATGCCTAACACTATTGCATTAGCAAAAAATTACACAGACCTGCTTGATGAGGTCTACAAGGGCGCGTCCGTCACTGCTGACCTGACCAGTGACAGCACGCTCATCCGCCAGGGCGCAAACGTCAATGAAATCATCTACCCCCACCTATCCGTGACCGGCCTGGGCGATTATGACCGCAACAGCGGTTACACCAGGGGCGCGGTTGACCTCCAGTGGAAAACGACCACTTTCAATTATGACCGTGGCACCAAGCTGGTAGTTGACACCATGGACGATGAGGAGACCTTTAATATTGCCTTTGGTCTTGTCGGTAGCACACTCCAGCGTGAAAAGGTAGCCCCGGAGGCAGACGCTTTTACCTTTGCCACTCTGGCGGGTATTGACGGTATCAGCAAGCTGGCCGCTGCGACCTTTGCCAATGGCCAGGAGTTTCTGGAGGCACTGCTGGAGGCTAAGAACACCATGGACGAGGACGAGGTGCCGGAGGAGGGCCGCATCTTGTACGCCACTCCCACGCTGCTCAACAGCGTCATGGCGCTGGACACCTACAAGTCCAGGGAGGTGCTGGCAGCGTTCAGCATCAAGCGTAAGGTCCCGCAGAGCCGTTTTTATACGGCCATTGACCTGCTGGACGGTAAGTCCACCGGGGAGGAGCTGGGCCACTATAAGAAATCGGCCACCGGCAAGGACATCAACTTTATGATTATCCACAAGCCGGCGCTCATCAAGTGGGATAAACATACCGCCAGTGATGTTATCCCGCCCAGCATCAACGCAGACAGTGACGGCTATATCAGCAAATACCGCAAGTACGGTATCGTTGACGTATACAAGAACAAGCTGGCCGGCATCTATTTGAGCCACAAGGCCTAAAGGAGGATAACACGATGAAAACTGTGGGAATGGGCGCCAACAAGCCCACCGATGGCAAGCGCAGTGACAGCACGGTAAAAAAGGAAAACGCCGCGCTGAAAAAGACCAATGAGGAGCTGACCCAGACCAACGCCAACCTGGTCAAGGCCAATGAGGAGCTGACCGCCAGAGTCACCGAGCTGGCCGAGGCCCAGCAACCCAAAGAGTAAGAAAGGAGGGGGGCCTGCTATGGCTTATGCAAAGTATTGTTACTACTCCAAAACATACGGGGGGACTATGACAAAGGTTGATTTTAACCGGCTTTCCATGACTGCATCTGCCTATCTGAACCAGGCAACCTTTGGCCGCATTGCCGCCGGGCAGCCGGCTGACATTATGGAAAAGGTCAAGGACGCTTGCTGTGCCATAGCGGACGCCTACCTGCTCAACGAACAGGGCGGCGGTGTTGCCTCCGAGAGCAATGACGGCATCACTGTGAGCTATGTGACCGGCATCAGCACCGCCAAAAACGACAATCAACGCTTGCGGGAGGCCGCCAGCCTGTTTTTGGGGGACACCGGCCTGCTCTACCGGGGGGTGGGCTAAATGCTTGCTTGTGATAAGACCGTGACCTTTGTGCGGCTCAATGACAGCGGCGAGGGTTACACCTGCACCACGCTCCAGGGCGTGAGCTGGTACGCCAAGGCAGAAATAGCTGTGCAGGACACCGGCATGGTGGCCGCCAACTCCATTAAGGTGCGCATCCCAGCGGACGTGCTCCCGGCGGAGTTCATGCCACAACCCGGTGATTTTACTGTGCTGGGAGCTGTCAGCTCTGTGGAAAAGCAGGTAGACCTCAAAGCCTACACCCGTGCCAAGGTGCTGGTGGTGGGCGATAATCGGCGAGAGCGGTTGCCCCATGTGGCGGTGGTCTGCGGGTGAAAGTAAAGGTTGACATCAACACCGCCCAAATAATGCAAAGCAGGGGCTTGGGGTCATCCAATGAGGCCCAAAAGCTCTTGGCTGAAACCGTGGTGCGCCTGTCTGACCCCTATGTGCCTATGGCACCGGGCAGCGGCGCCCACATGAAAGACAACTATGAGGTTGCCCCGGACGGCTCCACAGTCACCTACAATGGCCCCCATGCTCATTATCAGTATGTTGGTGAGGCAATGGTGGGCGCTGTGACCGGCAGCCCTTACGCCAAGAGCGGAGAGCCAAAGGTGTACAGCGGAAAGCCGTTGACGTACAGCGGCGCCCCCATGCGGGGCAAAGAATGGGATAAAAGAATGTGGGCGGATCGTGGTGATGAAGTCACGGAGGCCGTGGCCAAGAAAGTGGGGGGTAAAGTCAAATGACCATCATAGAGGTCGCCTTTCAGTTTGTGGCGCAATACCCCAGACTGAAAGGCGGCAGGTTAAACGTAGATTTTCTACCGGCAGAGGCCTCCAACTACTCTGTGGACACTGTGCCCACCAAAACGGTGGTAAAGCAGTACATGGACGGCTCCAGTCTGCGGCAATTCCTCTTTGTGCTGGCCAGCCGCACCTATTACGGCCCGGAAATCCGGCAGCAGATTGACAACCTTGGCTTTTTCGAGGACTTTGCTGACTGGCTGGATGACCAGAACCGCAGCCGCAATTACCCCGCCCTGGGCAGCGGGCGCCAGGTCCGCAAAATGGAGGTGACCACGTCCGGCTATGCTTTCCTGCCGGACACGGAAACCGCCCGCTATCAAATCCAATGTAAAATAACCTACTTTGAAAAAGGAGGACCCAAAGTATGAAACTTTCTGAACTGATGCAGGGGCGCACCCCCAGCACGAGCTTTGAGGGCTTTGTCACCAATGATGACTTTGTCCTTGCCCTAGACTGCTCCGCAGACGGCAGTGCCGAGGTGGCGGACTTTGACGTGGTGCAGATGGGCGTGACCGGCCTGGACGCACAGATGAACCCTGTTACCCAAGACAAACAGTATATCCGGGCAGGCCAGTCCACCACCAAGACGGGCACGCAGCGAGCCTTTAAGGTGGGCGGTGACCGTTACATGGGGGACGCTTTCCAGGACTTTGCCCTGTCCCATAAGGTCAAGTATGGCACCGGCAATGAGGTCATCCGCCCCTATGTTTATTTCTGTGTGCTCAACGGCAAGGGCGAGAGTGGCAAAGCCTCCATTATCGTCAATTCTGATGGCGCCGGTGACGCTGGCGAGAGCGCCGAGATTGATATTGAAATCAAAAAGGCCGGCAGTATGCCCACGGAGTACACCTACGGCGCCGCTGGCGAGGAGGGCTAAAACATGGTATTCAGAGACCTGGAGATTGATTTTGACATCTTTGACGCCGACACCGCCGAGGCTTACGAGGAGGCGGTCAAGCGCGTGGAGGAGGGCAATAAAAAGGCCCCCGGTGATAGCCTTTCAGTGGTCATTCGCCGTCAGTGTGGCCTAGTCTTTGACTTTTTCGATGACCTGTTTGGGGATGGTTTCCACAAGCAGCTTTTTGGTGAGCGCACTAACCTGACAGAGTGCCTGGACGCCTTTGAGGAGTTTGTCCACAACGTCAACGCCCAGCGGGCCGTCCTGGAGAACAAGGTCAACACCTACGCACCCAACCGGGCCGCGCGCCGCGCTGTGGCTGCGGCCAAAAAGTGAATATCCTCATTGACTCACTCCCGGATGATGCAATGATAAGCGGCGCCGCCTGGCCCATAAACTCCAGCTTTTTCATCGGTATTCAGTTTGAGCTGCTGATGCAGGACGCAGAATTGACCGACAAGGAGCGCGTGGGCCAGGCTTTGGCGCTCTATTATCCACAAGTCCCGCCAGATGTGGAGGCGGCAATGGAGGGCCTGCTGTGGTTTTACAGCTGCGGCAGGAGCACCCCCAAGGCAAAAGAGCCGCAAAAGAAAACCGCCGCCCGACAAAAAGCGAAAAAGACCCAAAAGGCCTATTGCTTTGAGCAGGACGCCGACCTGATTTTCTCCGCTTTCTGGGAGTGCTACGGCATTGACCTCAATGAGGTGGAGGGGCTGCACTGGTGGAAGTTTCGCGCACTGTTCGCCGGGCTGCCTTCTGAATGCGAGTTTTGCAAGGTCATGGGTTACCGCACGGCGGACACCGCTGGCCTGTCAAAAAAGCAAAAGCAGTATTATGAGCGCATGAAAAAGCTGCACGCCCTGAAAAATCAGATGGACGTGGCGGCGGCGCTGACCCTGGCGGAGCGCAATCAAAGTATGAAAGACTACGTTGCAAGACGTTTTGCGGAAGTGGAGGGGACCCAAAATTGACAAGAACACCTTAAAGGCCAAATGCCCCCACTGCGGCTATGAAATGCCTATCACTTACGACCCCCAAAAGGCGAGCTGCACCGGGGTCTTTGTACGGTGTAAGGGGCGGAACTGCAAAAAAATATTTGAAATCAAACTAAACACCAAGTAGAGCCATAGCGCCGATGGTGAAACCCCATAAAGGTGGTGACACTATGGCAGCGGACGGCTCCGTAATTATTGAAATAACAGCTGATGACAGCAAGTTTGAAAAAACTACATCAAGGCTTGGCACGGTAGCCAGCGGCGCTTTTCAGGTTGTTACTGCGGCGATTGCGGCAGCCAGCACGGCCCTCATCGGACTGGGCACTGTGGCTGTCAAAATAGGCTCCGACTTTGAGCGGGAAATGGCCAACCTGGGCGCTATCACCGGCATGGCCACGGATGAAATGCAGCGGATGGAGGAGGGCATCCGTGGTGTTGCTTTAGAGACTGGCCGGTCAGTCATTGAAATAGCCTCCAACGCCAAGATGCTGGCCGAGGCCGGCGGAGACACCAACCTGGTCCTGGAGCAGCTGGCGCATGGCACGAACCTGGCCACTGCCACGCAGACCGACATGGCCACCACGCTGGACTTTCTTGGCAGCGCCATGAAAACCTTTGGGGTGGAGGCCGATGACACCCAGGCCGTTGTTGACAGCTTTGCCGCAGTGACCACACTGGCCAACGTGGAGCTGGCGCAGCTTGGAGAGGCCTACACCAACGTGGGCGGCGCGGCTGCTAATGCCGGCCTTGGCATTGATGAAGTCAACGCCATGCTGGTGGTCATGTCCAATGCCGGCCTGAAAGGCGGCGCCGCGGGCACTTCGCTTAATGCGGTCCTGCGTAACCTTTCCACCCCGACAAAGAACGCCGCCGCCGCTCTGGATGAGCTTGGCATTGCCCTCTATGATAGTGACGGCGCCAGCCGTGACATGTTGGTGGTCATGCAGGAGCTGGAGGGCGCTTTGGGCGGCCTGACCGCCGAGCAGCGCAACCGTTACGAGGCGGTCATCTTTGACACGGTGGCGCAAAAGGGCTGGAATATGCTTGTCGCGGACGGCATTGACAGCATTATTGATTTAAGCGGCGAGCTGGCAAACGCAGGGGACGCTTTTGACGAGCTTGGCCAAGCTGCGGGTATGGCCGAAAAGCAGACGGACACCCTGCAAGGGGGCCTTAGTAAGCTGACGGCGCAGGCACAAGACCTGGGTATTGAGTTTTACCAGAGCATCCAGGAGCCGCTGAAAGACGTTGTAAAGAAAGCCACTGGCTACTTGGATGAGCTGTCTGTGGCATTCTCCGAGGGCGGCTTTAGCGGCTTGGTGGGAGCGCTGGGCGGCGTCCTGGCTGATGTGGTCACCGAGATTGCAAACGCCGCGCCGATGATGATTGACGCCGCTGTGTGCTTGCTCCAGGCGCTCCTCACCGGCCTCCAGGCAAATCTCCCGGCGCTGGCGCAGGGCGCGGTCAGCATCGTCACCAGCCTGGTGAATGGTATTGCCACACTGCTGCCGCAGCTGGCGGTGGCTGCTGTGCAGCTCCTCACCGCGCTGGCCAATGGTATAGCCGCAGCACTGCCCACGCTCATTCCGGCAGCTGTGGCGGCTCTCACGGCTCTGGTGCAGGGGCTTATAGACAATATCCCAGCGCTGATTGACGCAGCGCTCCAGCTCATCCGTGGTCTCATGGATGGCCTTATTGCTGCCGTCCCGGTGCTGCTGGAGGCCATCCCCACCATTATCACCAGTCTGGTGACCGCCCTGCTGGAGAGCATCCCGCTCATCATTCAGGCTGGCATTGACCTGCTGGTCTCCCTGGTGGAGGCCCTGCCGGACATTATCACCACCATCGTGGCCGTGCTGCCGCAGATAATCAGCAGCATCATCAATGCCCTGGTCAGCAATATCCCCTTGATTATCCAAGCCGGCATTGACCTCTTTGTGGCCCTCATCCAGAACCTCCCCACCATTATAGTGGAAATTGTCAAGGCAGTCCCGCAAATTATTGCCGGCATCGTGGAGGGCTTTATAAGCCTGGCCGGTGAAATCGTCAATGTCGGTAAAAACATTGTCACCGGCATCTGGGACGGCATTGTGGGTATGGCTACCTGGATAAAAGACAAGGTCACGGGCTTTTTCTCCGGCATTGTGGACGGCGTCAAGGGTTTCCTTGGCATCCATAGCCCCAGCACCGTCTTTGCAGACATCGGCGGCAATACCATAGAGGGATATGCTGACGGCGTGGATAAGGGTGCCAGCGCAAACGAGAGCCGGGTGCTCTCCACCGTGGAGGGGCTTTCCTCTGACATGGCGGATAGCCTTGGCTCCGGCGGTGCTGACAGCGGCGTGGCACTGATGAACAACTTGACCAAGTCCGCTACCAATGGCTTGCAGGGTGTGGCCACAGTGGCCGCGCAATCTGTGGAGACCTTCAACACCACCGTGACCTCCAAGCTGGGCGAGGTCCGGCAGACGGCCACCGAGGTGATGAAAACCCTGTGTGACCTGGTGACCGCAAAGCAGCCGGAAATTGTGAAAGTGGCTACCAACACGGTGACCTCTTTCTGCCAGACCATCCTGTCCAAACACAGCGAGTTTTACCGGGTGGGCGTGGATGCTATGAACGGCCTCAATGAGGGGCTGCGCATCCAGGGCCAGGTGGCCATTGCCACCGCCCGGAGTATTGCCAACGCCATTATTGCTGAAATGCAGCGGGCGCTGGCTATCCACAGTCCCAGCCGAAAAATGCGGGACCTGGTGGGCAAGCCCACTGCCCAGGGCTTTATGGTAGGCTTTGAGGATGAAATGGAGAACTTCCACCGGCTGGCGCAGGCCACCGTGGACCGCGAGACCGGCAGATTGAGCGCTAATGTAGCCGCCCAGGCTGACGGCAAAGCCGCCGCCGAGGGTATCACCAAAGAGGTGCATACCACTAACCGCACCGTGGAAAAGGTGGCGCGGGTTGAGGGCGAGGGCGTGACCGGGGAACTGGTGCGGATGCTTGGCCTGAAAATCAAAGCGGAGGACCGCCGCCGGGGGCCAGAATTGGCGTAAATCATCAGGAGGGGGTGCTATACCTTGGACACCTTTATCGTGAACGGTGCGGAGTATCGTGTGGGCTTTACCAAGCTGACCCGCTCCTACCGAAAAGAGTATAAATACAAAGTGACCACCGAGGACGGCGTGGCCCACAGCGAGGTCCGCGCCGTCTATGTAGACTTTTCCCTGGCGCTGGGCAATATGGACGCCGCCGAGTATGACCGTCTTATGGCAGCGCTGCTGACGGCCACGGGTGACGTGACGGTCACCCTGCCCAGCGGAGCCACCAGCTCCGGGACCTATACCGGGGAGTTTGACGGCGTGAGTGATGAGGTGACCACAGGCAATGACACAGAAACCTTTTGGGATAATCTCACACTTGACTTTATTGGCACGGTGCCGGTGGAGGTGGGCGGATGATAACCTCCTGTGAGTTTCATTTTGGGTTTTGGGATGTAACGGCCAGAGCTGACGCCGTCTTTCACGTTTCAGATAATCAGCCCTGGGCCGTCATTGAGGACATGAACCGGGAGACCCCCGCCACCCACCCGGACGTGGTCACGCTGGAGCCGGGCTTTGGCTGGCCACTGACGGCGGCAAGAACCTGGTTTCCCGGAGACCCTGAAAATTATACCTGGGGCTGGTGGAGTACCCAGCTTTCCCGGCAGGACGGTAGCTTTGCCAACCCTCCCGTTTTGACAACCTACTTTAACCACAATCACAGCAGTGCCGGCATTACTCTCATGTTTTACGCCACGCTGCCCAGGTCCGTAAATATAAAGTGGTACGCGCTCAACGGCGCCCTGCTGGCGAACCGGGATTTTGTCCCGGACACAATGACCTATTTTTGTGACTATCAGGTGGAGAACTATGGCAAGGTGGTCATCACCATACCGGGTATGTCCGCCGCCCAGCGTTTCCTGCGGTGTGTGCTTATCTTGTTTGGCGTGCTGGAGGTCATTGACGGCAGACGGGTCCAAAAGGCCGAGATAACAGAGGAGCTTGATCCCATAGCGCTCACCCTGCCTATTCAGACCATGCTGCTGTCATTCTTTACCGCTGGTGGGCGCTTTTCACTGCTGGACCCGTCCGGCGCCTACCGTCTTTTTCAGTGGAAACAGCAGATTACAGCCTACGCCACGGTGGACGGCGCCCACCGGCCTATGGGGGTGTACTATCTCCAGGAGGCTGCCGGGATGGTGGACAACGTGGTGGATCTTTCCCTGGTGGATAGTGTGGGCATCCTGGACACCCTTCCCTATTCCGGCGGCATCTATGACCATGTGGCGCTTGTGGCACTCCTGGATGAGCTGCTGGAGCCAGAGGGCATGGAGTATGAGCTGGACCACAGCTTTGCCGGTGAGACTATAACCGGCTATTTACCGAGCGGCACCAAGCGCCAGGCCTTGCAGCAGATAATCTTTGCTATTGGCGCGGTGATTGACACCACCCGGGGCGAGGTCATACGCATCTATCCCGCTCCGCTGCCCGTGTCCCGCTCCATAGGCCCAGACAGAAAGATTGTAGGGCATAAGGTCACGCTGGAGGAACTGGTGACCAGGGTGGACGTGACCGCCCACGCTTACCACCTCAATGATGAGGCGCGGGAGCTGATCAAGTCCGAACTGACCGCCGGCCAACATACGCTCCATTTTTCCACCCCGGCCTACGTCACCCAGGTGTCTGGTGCCACGCTGGTGATCAATCATCCCAATTATGCCGTGGTGGACGTTCCGGCTGATGGCGAGGTCATACTAACCGGCCAGGAGTATGTGGATGACGCCACTATTTACACCATGCAGACCTCTCCGTTGCCGGCAGGGGCCAAAAGCAGTGTCAAGGCTATCAGCGGCGCCACCCTGGTGGACGGCTCCAAGGTGGCCGCAGTGGCCCGGCGGCTTTATGCGTATTACCAGCGGCGCTATACCGATGAGGGGCGCATCCTGCCCGGCACCGATGTGGAGCGGGTGGGCCAGATGATAGAAATGCAAAGCCTGGGCGGTAAAAGTCTCACAGGCGCCATTGAGCGGCTCGTCATAGACCTGTCCGGCGGGCATCTGGCAAAGATAACTATGAGAGGAGCGTGACTCATGAGCAGTATTTTAGATACGCTTATCACCAGCCGCACAGGTGGCCACTATGGTATTGATGACCTCAACCGAGTGGGCGAGGCCATGATATATGTGGCGGCGCGGCTGCGCTCCTGTGGGTGGGGTGTGGTGGTCTCACCACGGACAGACTGGGAGTTTACGGACCGGGTGACACTGGCGGAGGCCCAACGGTATCTGGACAACCTCCGAAAGATATGGATCGCGTTGGCGCTTTTCAAGACCACCCCGCAGCTGCCTGACGGCACTATCCCTTTCAACGTACAAGAGGCCAACGACATAGAGCAAATCCTGATCGACATTGATAAGCTGCTGACCCTGATGGCCCAGACCTGGATATACAGCGGCGCGCCCAACGCCTACAGCGGAACCAATCTGTATATCGCCACCCGAACGCACCTTGTCACGGAGGGCGGCGATATTATTCTGCAGGAAAACGGGGAGTACCTGACGCTGGAAAACGCGCCTGATCTCCCAACATGGAAAGGAGCATGAATTATGGCAACAGAAAAAATATCCCAACTGGACACGGCCAGCACCCTCAGCAGCCCAGCGTATTTACCGCTGGTGCAGGACAGCCACACATATAAAATTAACGTGCAGACGTTAGCCGCCTTGCTGGGTGGCTCTGGAGGTGGTGGAGGCACTACAGACCACGCGCAGTTAACCAACCGGGACGCAGCAGGACAGCACCCCATTAGCGCCGTCACCGGGCTTGCAGAGGCTTTGACGGCTATTCAGGAACCTGTGGACTTGTCCGGTTATGTGACAACTGACGCGCTCATAGCAGCGCTAAGTCCTTATGCCACAACCACCCGATTGGAGGCAACAGTCAACACTGTCACATCTGCAATTGCCGAGAATGCGCAAGCTTACACGGACGCGGCTTTTGCTGCCGCCATTGCTGCAGCAAAAGCCGACTTGAACGCTTATGTTGATGCGGTAATAGGTGACATCAACACGGTGTTGAGCAGCATTAATGGAGGTGCCCAATGAATACAGCAGCGGATCATTTGGCCTTGCTTGTGTCCAGCAAAGCGGATATTAAGGCGGCGCTGATCACAAAAGGACGGATCCCATCTGATGAGCTAGCCACATACGGCAACGAGATACGGGCCATTGTGACCGGAGAGGGCGGCGGGGGCGGTGATAACGGCGGTAGCAGCAGTGGAGGAGCAAGCGGGGATGCTGATGCGCTGATTGACGGGAGCATCACTGAGCTCACAAGCCATGCGGCCGCAGTCAGGCCGTATGCGGCTTATGGGTGCGCAAGCTTAGTATCGGCCAGTTTTCCTGCCGCAACATCAATCGGATCGTATGCATTCAGCAATTGTACAGCGTTAGCCGCAATCGATTGTCCCGCGGCAACGTCAATAGGAGATCGCTCATTCTCCGGTTGTACTGATTTGCCATCCGCCAGCATCCCGGTTACGACTTCAATTGGAAGCTATGCGTTTTCCGGCTGCGATAATTTGCTCACTGTCTCCGCTCCCCTGGTAAAATCGGTTGGCACATACGCGTTTAACGGCTGCACTGAGTTAACCGAAATCACTATGCCTGCAATAGAATCAATTGGTGTGGCTGGATTCTATAATTGTGCGGCCATTGCGGCTATGGATATCCCCTTAATAACATCTCTTGGCAACCAGGCATTTTATGGGTGCAAGGCTCTGACTTCCCTTGAGCTCCATTCGGTGGGATCGTTAGGTTCATCTGTATTCTACAATTGTACATCTCTATCAGCGCTCATAATCCGCACTTCGTCTGTGGTTGCTTTACCGGCAACAAATGTTTTTACCGGTACGCCGATCGCAAGCGGCGCAGGTTATGTCTATGTCCCGTTGGCGCTGCTCATGAGCTACAGGAGCGCCACATATTGGTCAACCTTTTCAAGCAAAATCCGGGCTATAGAGGAGTACCCGGAGATCACAGGAGGGTAACATGACAGACAGACAAGCACTGAAGCCGGGAAGGATAACGCTGGTTCCGGTAGCTGGGCAAGCCAACACTTACGATATATCAATGGCGGATGAGCCGACAAATGAGGGGACACCTCTAAGCAAAGCTACGTTTTTACAAGATGATACCGCCCAGCTTTTGGGCCTGACCTCCAGTGATCCAACCGTCAACGAGGCGCTTTTCAAGCTGGCCATGAGCAGCGCGGACGGGTACCCGGTGGCGATTACGTTATTAGATTTTTTGGGGAATCCACTATCCGGCATCACGATCAGCGGTGTAAAGACATTCAGCGGTGGAACCGTTGTAACAAATTCTAATGGTTATGCACTGGCTTTCTCTGCTACAGCAAGTACCACACTCTCCGTCACATCTCCTTACGTTGACCTGCAAAGTACGAGTAGGACAGTCACCTTATCTGATTCTAGCCTGATAACAGTATCTCTTGTACTACCAGCTCAGACCTACAGCAGCCGAACGTTTGCAGCATCCGCAACGATTCAATTCAGTGATGCTGTTAGCGTGGCGAGTGTGACCGCTGTTGGCGGTGGTGGCGGTGGCGGTGGAGGGTCTTCCTTCTCGTCAGAAAGCTCTTCTGGAGGCGGTGGCGGCGGCGGCGGCGGATATGTCACCTCTTTTAGCGGAATTAATCCTGTAAGACATATTGCATATGCGATTACAATAGGCGCTGGAGGCTATGCAGGAGCAGGAGCCGCTGCCACAGAAAATGCGTCCGGAACAAGCGGCGGGACAGGTGGGACTTCTAGTGCATTGGGTATCACAGCTCTTGGAGGCAACGGTGGCGGTGGCGGGCAAACAGGCAGCACAGCAATAGGTGGCACAGGAAACGGGGCTGGTGGAAACGGAGGCCACGCATTTCCTGTCGTGGCTGCTGGAGCGGGAGTTGCGGGAACCGGAGTCTATGGCGGCGGTGGCGGCGGCGGCGGTTACAATAGCTCATATAGAGGTCTTGGAGGAAGCCCTTATGGTGGCGCTGGCGGATACGCAACCACCAACGGAATTGGTGGAACAGGTTATGGAGGCGGTGGTGGGGGTGGGGCCACAGGAGCAAATACGAACAGCGCAGCCAGCGGACGTGCCGGCGGTGCCGGATATCAGGGTGTTGTCATTATCAGTTGGGGGTATAAGTCATGATCTATATTCAAACAGATGAACAACATATAATCACCAATGTCATAGAGGCTGATAATGCTTTGGCAAAAGATTGGGGTTTATTCCCATTCTACGAAAGTGCAGAGATTGGGGCGGTTTATCTGCCCTATTTAGCGGAGCGGATTGCCCAGCGCATTGCCAATAGTAAAGCCGCCCTTGCGGACTATCTCAGCGGTAATCCGCTGACGTGGTTAGACGGCAAGCGGTACACCGTGACGGAGGAAAAGCAAACCCTCCTTATGTCAAACATAGCGTCATATCAGCTGGAAGTCCAGATAAATCCTGCCGCTGAACTGACCTGGAACGCCGCCGGGGAGGTATGCACCCCTTGGACGTTTGAAAATCTCTGTGCTCTGGCGATTGCTATCACACAGTATGTAAAGCCGCTGGTGGCCTGTCAGCAGAAAACAGAGGTTGCGATGCAAGCGGCCCAGACGCTGGAAGCGTTGGAGGCCATCCCGGTGGATTATGCGGGGGGTGTACAGTGAGCAGAGTGATTAAATGGGTCACCCTGGCACTCTACGGTGGGGCACTCTACTACCTGATTGAGGCGGCTTACAAATCCATCTTTCGCGGCGGAATTACTCACTGGAGCATGGCGGTGATCGGCGGGATCATGTTTGTAGCCCTTGGCAGTATAAACAATATTATCCCATGGAACATGCCGCTGGTCTTGCAGTGCGTGATCGGTGCCGGGATGATCACCGCCGTGGAACTGGTGGCCGGGTTGATCTTGAATGTCTGGCTGGGCCTGGGTATCTGGGATTATTCCCATCTGCCCCTCAACCTGTGGGGGCAAATCTGTTTGCCGTTTTCCTTGCTCTGGATGCCGCTGTCTCTGGTGGCCATCCTGCTGGCTGACTGGCTGCAGTACTGGATTTGGGGCCGCGAGAGGCCCCGATATTACTCGCTTAGGGGGACTTGTTATGGAACATATCAATAGGTTTAAGATTCTTTTTACGGCAATTCTGGCGGCCCTCACGGCCCTGTGGGGGTGGTTGGGCTGGATGGTAGTAATTTGGGTGGGCTTGATGGTACTGGACTATATTTCCGGGACCTGGGCCGCGAGTCATAGCGGCACTTGGGCATCCAAAGCAGCGCGGGATGGCATTGCCCACAAGGGCGGTATGGTGTTCGTGGTGTTGGTAGCCGCGGCAGCGGACGGGATACTTGGTTTTCTCCTTGATCAGGTCCCCGTCATTGCTCTGCCGTTTGACTACTCTGTGGTGATCTGCCCCATTGTGTTGGCCTGGTACATGATCACGGAGCTGGGCAGCATCACGGAAAACGCAATTAAATTAGGTGCCCCGGTGCCGCCTTGGCTGCTTAAAATCTTTGCGTTGAGCAAGGACGCGGTGGATGCTGCGGGAGACAAGCTGACGGGAGGTAACAACAGTGACGCCTGATAGAATCCTTGCCATCGCCCGTGGAGAAATCGGAATCAAGGCCACTGCCCAGAACAACGTCAAGTACAACACCGCTTATTATGGACAGGTAATTAATAAAGCTGGCTATGCGTGGTGTGCTGTTTTCGTGTGGTGGTGTTTCCAGCAGGCAGGGGCATCTGATCTGTACTACGGCAGTGGAAAGACCGCCTACTGCCCCACACTGCTGTCCTATCACAGGGGACAGGCTGTCACCGATTATCAGCCGGGAGACATCATCTTTTTTAATTTCTCCGGCAAGAGCAACGCGGCCCATGTGGGCATCTGCGAGCGCTATGACGGGACGGACATCACCACCATAGATGGGAATACCAGCCTCGAAAATGAGGCAAATGGCGGTACCGTGGCGCGGCGCAGGCGAAACAAGAGATGTATTGTGGGGGCCTACCGCCCCGCGTATCAGAAGGAGGAAGACGATATGGATCAGACAGCATTTAACACCTTAATGGACGGCTATTTTGCGGAGAGAGCAAAACGCGACCAAAGTAGCTGGGCCAAGGATAGCAAACTTGCCCAAAATGGCATTTATGACGGTAGCCGTCCGCAGGCGCTTCCCACCCGGGAGGAACTGGCGCAGATGCTTGTGAACTTAAAGAAGTAATTAAAGAACCGCCAGTCTTGGGATTGCTCCTTTGGCTGGCGGCTTTTTATATTATATGGATAATGGGATGTTTGTTTCTTGAAGAGTATCTATGAAATCATTTAGCTGTAGTTTATTTCCAATAATTTTCCCGACACCATATTTTCCATCAAACATTAAACATTCATAATTCATTTTGTCTATTTCTTCTATACTTGTCACTTCGGCGTAACATCCTTGATAATTTGATTGGTAGAAGTGCTTATTTATTAAAACAACTGCTTCTTTAGGTGATAAAATTAGTATTATTGATTCTATTCCCTTGTGTTTTACAGAATAAGAATGTGTGGATGGTAGAAAAAACTCCTTATTTGTTCTATTTAGTAAGGCAGTTGCTTGATAATTCATACCATTGTGAATATTGTTTTTATAACAATCAAATCCATTTAACATTACATTAGAAAAAACATCTTCTGATATGTTAAACTTTCCGCTTATTGATTTTGCATAATTCGGATTTCTAATCAATTGAATAAGTATAATATCCAATATTTCCTGTGTAAAATTTCGATCTATATTAAGCAAATCTAAAGATTTGCAATTGAAAAGAGAAAATTCATTATGAATTCTTCCTAGTTTAGTTTCAACTTTCTTGCTTAAATAATCTTCTATAAATCCATTATAATAATCTTGTTGCGTCATAAAGCTTGTTGCCGTTGTTTTCTCGACTTTTTTCTTATTAGTATCAAAGTAGTAAACTATGCCGCTCTTGCTAAATCGTAGCAAAGTGGATTTTGGCAAACAAATATGAGAGTTTATTAGTTGCACCTCCTTGTATGTAGATGATACAGAATCGTAACACAAACCTAACAT